GGGTACGAAAAATGGCGCACCAGTTTCGACTACGAGAGAACTACAGTGATGGTTCACCACCTCGTCCTAATCGCTGAGGGTGAGGACCCAAGAATGGTATTCTCAGATAACGTTGACACACATCACAAAAATGGATTCCCTGCTGATAACAGACCAGAAAATCTTGGTCTGATAGATAAGAAAGAACATGGTCGTCTACACGCAGAAGAGAGGTGGAAATAATGACCAATAAAGGCCGTACGTACGAACTCGACATGGTTCGAGACATCACCGCCTCGACCGATCCACGCTACGTCTGGACGACCGCACTCGACTACTCGGGTGGGGCGGCCGACAGCGACGCCGACATCGTGGTGACGTTCCCGCGAAACCGCGACGAGACTGCACTCGAACTGATCGAGTTGAAGAAGCGAGGCGGTGACGATGGCAACCGCGTCATCGTGATGGGTGGCAGTGGTGACGAGACTGGACGCGACGAACTGCGTCGCCTCGTGGACGCTGGACCACGGGCGGCAGAATCGTGGTTCGCAGTAAAGTTCGCCCACCGCAAACTCGTGGTCGTGCCATCGGGGTGGGTGTGGAAACAGGTTGCCGAGCGCCCTGATGAACTCCCCACCGACTATCGGAAGCGCAACGAGATTCCATCAGAGGCCGCACAGACGTACGTGCGCCGCACGCAGTGGCCTTACTGGTGGAAGCCGACTGAGGCACACGAGAGCCTTGCGCCGCGGCTGACGGATGCAGGAAGCCTCTCGATGGTGAAGCCGAGCCTCGACTGGTGGGAATCCTCGACAGCCGCACAGAGCGACGAGCACGTCCTTCTGGAGGCCCTCAATCTTCCAGAGCAGTTCTACGAATGAAGCCGACACGATACGAGGCACTACGATCCGCGATGCGTGAGGAACTCACAGACGAAGAGTACGACAAGATCATGAGCCGTGCGAGAGAGATCCGAGACGGTAACTATTAATGCTTCCAATAAAACGCCCATATAAATGTTACGGCTGTGGGCAACGGAGTGAATCACAATTCAAAAGTTACGAAAAGAAAAACAGCACTGGACAAACAGTATCGTACTCGTACTGTTTATGGTGTCGTATAGTGTTAAAACTATTTAGGATAGATGTTGCAGACCACGAAGAATACAACCTATAATAATGTGCCAATATATCAAGGACAACGGCGAGCAGTGTGGCATCGACACGGACCCGTTCTGTCGGCATCACGACGACACGGAGCAAGCAGAAGAGTGGCGCGAGGGAGGACCCATCACAGAAGGCGCTGATAGCCGCGCTGTGACGTTTCTCGACCAGGACGATCCATCCATCTGCAACGACTGCGAAGCGCCTGTGCGGCGCACTGTGGCCGCTGTGGGAGAAGCCACGTACCAGCCGAAGATGGTCACCGTCGAAGAACGGTTCGTCTGTAATTGCGGTGATGGTGGCTGGACCATCCGCGCGCAGAACGTTCCAAAAAACAAGGTTCCGAATGGCTGGTATGAGTCGTCGTAGAAGACTCATGGATCACGGGTCGCTCGAATGAGCGCCCCGAGTGGTACGAATAGGACTTGCGACTACTGCGGTTCTGAGCACACCTACAAGCGGCACTGCAAAATAGTCTGCGAGACGTGCGGTCGCGTAAGAGACTGTGCGGATCTCTTTTAATCTTCGATGTATGGGTGAATAAAACCACCCACCATCTTGATACGGTCTTCACCGAACCAGCCCGAGTAATCGTCGTGCGACCGTCGATGTTCCACCCACGAACCCCAGGGGTTAGACGTTCGAGACACCCCTTCGGGGCGCTTGGCGAGAACACCGCACGTATCACAGACTTTATCGCCATCGAACAGCACGTACGTGCCCGATTCACAGTTGTCGCACGCTACATACTCGTCGCTGTCGTCCTCGTCGTCGTTGTGGATCTTTGGTGCCGTGTCGATGCCCATTATTTCTCGTAGTCGAACTCGTCAGTCTCGCCTTGCGACGACTGACTCTGAGAGTCTCCGACATTCGGAGACTCGAAGTTAGCCGCGAGGTTCTCGAAGTCGGACCAGAGTTCATCGAAGCCCTTGTACCAATACTCGTCCGTGTGCAGTCCGCTGACGCTGGCGTCGTGGGAGTGGACCGCGTACTGTCCCGAGTCGGGGTGGATGCGCCACACTTCGAGGCGATCCACGTCGATGTCGAGGATGCGCTCGACTGCGTGGCCGTAGGCCGCGCCTTGCATCTTGTGTTTCTCGTAACAGCCAGAAGAAGTCTTGAGGTCGGCCACGACATTGCGGCCCTTGTGGTCCTCGTACACGAGGTCCACCTGTCCAGCGTACTGGTACTCCTTGTCGAAAAGGAACTGCTCGACCGCGACCGTATTGTCCTCGCTGACACCCAGTTTGTTACAGATGCGGTCGAACACCTCGATGAAGAACTGGATGTCGTTGTCCGTCACGTCGAGGAGGGCGTTGGAGTAGTGCTGATGCCCGTTGTATGCGCCGTAGCGGTCGTAGAACTCACCCCACGAGGTGATCGCGTTCTTGTTGCGCAGAACCGAGTAGAGGACCTCTCGGGGCGTCGAGTCGTGCACTTCCGTGTGGTCGTCGCCCTTGACGATGAACGTGTCGTCGTAGGACGGCTCGCCCATGCGACACGTGCGGCAGTGGCGTGGCTCGGCCTCGATCTCACTGTCGTCGTTGAGTCTGTCGATGTTGGCGAGTGCCCACCGCGACGACGCCTCGTCCTCGGACCACGGCACTTCGCCAAGCCGCGAGAGCGCGTTCCAGTGGCACAGCGTACCACGGTGACGACTGTTCCAAAAGAGATGCTCGTGGAAGGCGTTGTCTCCCTCGCCGTCGTTGCGGTCCTGCCACGCGTGAAGCCCGCTTTTATCCTGGTCGTGGGTTTTGAGAATAGTTGTCACCGAGGGCAGATCGAGTCCGTCCAGTGTATAGAGACGAACGTCGATCCCGCCAGGACCGACACCCTTGTAAACGTCCCGTGAAATATCGTCCATCGTGTCCCCATCTACGTGGCGGAGACACTTAAATGTTGCCCGTGCTATGCACCCTCGAACAGCGTGCGCGCCGCGTCGATGAACTCTTCTTTGTCGTCGTCCGCGTTTGCGTACCGATTCTCAACGTCTTCGATGGCCGCCCATATCGGATCGTTCGTATTAACCTCCGCCTTGTCGTAGGCGAGGCCGTCTTCCACCAACGACGCGAGGCGTTCGGGGGGCACCGCGAACGTCGATAGGTTTGTATCGTGTGGTGTTAGTTCGATGATGCCATCGAGCGTGACGCCCGTCACGTCAGCGTCCACGATGGCGGTCGCTTCTCCGATCTCTGGACCGTACAGTCTGAATGTGCTTGCCATGTTACTCCTCCGTTTCGTGCCCGAACCGCGCCTTCACAAAGCCCTTCACGTACTTCGACCACATATGTGGAGCCGTAAAGGCCATCAACAGCGCAAACCACAGCGGCACGCTCTTGTTCAGGAAGGTAAGGCTCGGCTCAAACGCTCCCCACATAGTATTATAGTGTATCCATTATCTTAAAGGCTTCGCTCACCATACTCCAACTCCGCACGGTCGAAGATGTTGAACAGTTCGTGCGGGTCGCCAGGAGTCTGGTTCGTGTCAGTCAGGTGCTCTTTACCTTCTCGCACACTCGTCTCTCGATGCGCGTACACGTCAGTCGCACCGTTCGGGGCCTCGAACAGGTAGACGTGGTGTTGCCATGCGGTGTGTGGTGCGTCGATCACGAACGAGCCACACGCCCACTGTTTACCGCCACTGTGGTGAGTACGATACTTCCGCGACGAGACGAGGTTGCGCTGATAGGGCGGCATTAGGACACGCTCGACTACATCGGGATCAGCCTCAACGGTCGTCACGTAGTCGCGCTCGCCCTTCTCGAACGTGAAGTATCGGTAGGAGTCACCCACAGCGCGCTGTGCGGCCTCGTAGAGGACTCTTCGGTCGTCTTCGACCCAATCATCCTCTGGACCAAGAAACCGCTCTGCGCGGCGCACAGTGGCCATGAGAGACTCCAGTAGTTTATCCTTCATGTTTGTTACCTGATGTCCGCAACTGCAAGGTCGATGTCCTCGAACGAACTACTCGAACTCGCTATCACTCTCGTAACGTATTGTCCGTTTTTGTTCCCTTGCACTTCGTTAATTTCCACGCTGTCCGTGTCACTGACGCTGAAAGAGGTATTTGTTCCATCGTCGTAATAGATTGTGATGGACGAACTTTCACCGTTGCCAGCCGTAATGAAGCCGTAATGGAAAATCCCGTTCGTGAACGACACGTCCGTCGCGGGGTCAACGTTATCTTGGCTCTTCGTATATACGTCGCGGATCGTGGTGATATCACCAGCGTCTTGTCCATCAACAGTGTCAGCGTCCAGTCCACTTCCAGAGCCTTCGTTAAGGTTGATAGTAATGGAACTGCCAAGATTAACCGTACCGCCACCAGTAAGTTGGTTACCAGCGTTGACCGTAACGGAATCGTTTACCAGTTCGAGGTTGTCGGAACCGTCGTCTTGGACGCCAGCGCCAGCGAAGTCCGCGGGTTCGATGTTTAGCGTCGTGGTCCCACCAAGCGACACTGAACCACCATCTTTAAGCCCATCGCCACCACTAACAGTAAGCGACGTAGTTTCAAGGCGGGCGTTTGGAATATGCGACGCAGATTCATCCCAAATAACTTCGCCGTCAACAGCGGAAAGATCGCCGTCAAGCGTGGCCGCGGTGGCAAGAGCGTCTGCCTTGTCAACGACTCCATCCTCATCGCTGTCGATGTCTTGTAGGGCAGAGCGGACCTCTCCCTCAAGCACATCGACACCGTTCCACAGCGCGTCGAGGTGTTTCTCGTTAACTTGGTCGCCTCCCTCGTAGAAGAAACCATCAGCGGGGAACTCTCCAGTTTCTCCCCACGAAGGGAAACGCTCTGTAATCGTCCAAGTCATCTCTATCTATACCGTAGTGTTAGATGATTGTTCTTGTTCATACAATATCTGCCGCGAGAGTACCCCCAGTCGAGATCGAGTCCGACGTGAGGCCCTTTTCTGCGTCGTCAATTTGTGCATCAGTCTTAAGTCTGAACGTCCCACGTTCGAGTGCAGTGACGGAGTGTCCTGCAGGAACACCCTGTCCGAGGAAGTCTGCAACTTCCGTTCTCGTAAGTTCGACAGAATCGTAAATTGCTGGATTCGCAGACACCTGAATTGTAGCGGGCGCGGCACCGAAGTTCGTACTGAACTCGATGTTGCTGATGTTCGTGTCGAGAAGAACGCTCGCAAACTGAGAGAACTGATCGAACGCTGTGCCGATGTTCCCGACTCGGTACTGGACCTTGAGGCGTGCTCGGTACTTTTCGTCAGACTCGCCAGACTTGCGATCCAACTGCACGAGGTCACCGAACTGTTCGAGTTCCTCGTCCACCGCCGTGTCGATGTGGTGGGCGCGCTTGATCTGATTGATATTCTTGTCTTCCTCGTCCAATACCGATACCAACGCGCTCATCAGTTTGTACGCGTTCGTGCTGTTGTTGATGTCGATAGCAGGACTCGGCCACTCTTCTTGAACTGTCTTGATGTTGCGATCAGTAGCCGCGGTGAGGCGTACTTCATCGACGTAGTGGGCGGCATTTTCACCACCAGTCCTCGCGGAGAAGAACAGCGTTTCCGCGATAACAGGATCTTCGATGTGATAGTCGATGTACGCGTCACCGTTCATCCACACAGTAACGTTACCACGAGTGTATTCTACACGGGCGAGGTTAGACGCGTCTTCGGGCACCACCACACTTGCCGACGCAAGCGTCTTTTGCTCGCCGTCCACGAAGCTGTCCAGTCGGATCGCCTCGTCGTAGTGATCGTACGAGACTTGATAACCACCGTTAGGCTCGAACGTACTACTTCCATCGCTGTACCATGCAAGCGCAGTCTCATCAGCGGGGTCGGCACTGCCACCTTCGATGTCGAAACGGAACCGACATTCCCACACGTTCGTGGTAAAGTCGTCTCGATAGACAAGGGCACCCGTACTGTTGTTTACTGCGGGCGTCAGCCGAACGCGGCTACCAGGATATGTAGCGTCGCCTTTAAGTAGCCACGTATCTTGATCGAACGTGTTAAAACTGTCGTTGATGCGTTCGGCAACGAGATTACGATGCGTCATGGTTATATCTCCGTTGTGTTGATCGTGATTGAAGCGTCACTTGCGTCTGTTTGTGCGACCTCGTTCGCGCCAACGTTCACGATCTCAAGCCCATTGCTGTCGGTCGTCTTCGCGGGCGTCGTGGACACGTCTTCCGCCGAGGCTCCAGTGTCGAAGCCGATCACGCCAGTATCGTCACCGACAACAATGTCTTCGATGATGTCGATACGCACGTCTTCACCCACACCGAGTCCAACTGATTCAGTCCCATCGTTGAGCGTCCCACCGACGTATTCTACGATGCGGTTTGCGAGTTCGCTGTCACCGATGTACGTATCGTCAACGACGAGATCCATCGTGAAGTTCACGTTCAGTTCCGTGGGGCGCGAGAAGTCGATGTCGAAGGCCTGCCCGTTCGAGTCTGCGGTCACCGTCTCCGTCACGAGCGTGCCGTTCGCGCCACCGTAGTCGCGGGACGTGACGGCCTTCTTCTCTAAAATCGCTTCTGCAACGTCAAGGTCGGCACCGCCGAAGACGACCGCCTCGAACGAGTAGGGTGGGAGGCCGCCACTACCAGTGTTGTCAATTTCAGTCTTGTTCTCGAACACCGTCACCGACGTGACGCCCTGAACGTCGTTGAGTAGCGTGTTTACGAGAGCGTCGTGCGTGGCGTCGCCACCCGCGGAGACAGACTCCTGGGCACGCTCGCGCAGTTCGTCGTCTGTCTCTTCGTTACGGCCGATAGTGAACGGGTCACCATCGAGGTCGAGGTAGTCGCGGTTCCCAGTCGGGAAGACGTTGAACGCGCTGTCAACGCCATTCGGAGGACTCGGCGTGACGGTAAGCGTGCTTGCACCGACATTGGCATCGACACCGCCTACGGTAGCGCGGATGTTAGCCGACGTGGCGGCTGTGGTGGATTCATCGAACTGCTTTGTGGCAGTCGCGTCGCCGCTCTTGTAGCCGACGAACCCTTGTCGCCAGCGGTTACTGTCCGAGTCGGACCCACCCGCAGTGCCAACGACAGTCGCGCTGTCCTCCGCAAGCGCGCCTTCGTTGTCGTCGCGGAGTTCGACTTGGATCTGGCCGTCGATCCGCCAGTCGATCTCAAGGTCGAGGTACTCGCCAGTGGGAATAGCCAGCCCCGCGTTCGTGTCGATAGTCTGTGTGACAGAACCGCCCCCGACCTTCTCGATGCGGATTTCGCCGCTCGCTTCGTCCACCGCAACCTGATAGTAGTTGTCAGCGTCCTGCACAGCGAAGGTGGCTGTTGGAACGCCGCCACTACCAGTCTGGATGCGAAGACGGTACTCGGTTCCCTCGAACAGTCCGTCGTCAGTGTTCCAGACGTGCGTGCTACTTGTCGCACCGAGTTCGAGCGCGGCAGATCCCTTGTACGGATCGGACGTGTTGAACGACACAGAGCCAGTGTCACCATTCAGGTCCGTGACGTTCTGACTCTCGAAGCCAGTGATGTATTTCAGTTCAGATGGCGCGGTTGTCTCGAACTCGATAGGGTTGTCGCTATCGGTCTGCACGACAGTGCCCGCCTGGATTGTGTAGGCAGGAGAGAAGGGATGATTACTGACGAACCGCTCGACGCCA